TATTGGCTTAATAAATTAGCAACAAATAAATGTTTAGCAAAGGATGAGCCTAATCCTGATAAGGTTAATCTTATAGTTACATAACACATTATTTCATAAATGTGTTATGTGTATAATTAATTTGTTATGTGTATAATTAAACTTTAACTACTTCGTCATGATGGAATTTTGTTTTTTGGTTGGGATAACCTTTTGGATTAGAATATACTTTAGATTTTCCAATTGCTTTATTATCTCTGACATGAGTATGTCCATATGCCCATAAATTAACTTCTTTTACTAATTCTAATAAATCAGATTCATATGCACATTTAAAGTTAGATTGGGTTTCTGATAAATATGGTTTATGATGAGTAAAAACTATTATCTTATTATTTGCTGCTTTTGCTTTGTCTATTTGCGCTTTAATATATTTTCTATTTTTTAAATGCATTGCAGCTACTACATCCGAAGTTAATTTTTTTGGTGTTTCTCCATCTAAATAATATATGGAATTATAATCATTCATATTTTGCTGAATTATTTTTCTGTTTTCTTCAGGAATCCAAGTCCATAAAGTAGAACCTATAATAGTATATGTTGAATTCTTTTCTTTTATAGTTAATGTTGAATTATTAAGATATTTTAACTTTGGACTTGTATTTTTAAAATATGCACTTATTTTTTTAGCAGTATTTTGTATAGTTTCATTTACATTTGGACTGGTTTTTTTATTATGATAATATTCATGATTCCCACAAACAAAAATAATAAGTTCAAAAGATGGTAAAATTTCCATTATAAATTGTTTAAACTTGGAAAAATCATCCTCATTTACACAACAACAAATATCCCCTAGTAATGCTAATACTGGAGCTGATGGTTTTATAAAATTAAACTTGGTTTTATTATTCCAAAATTCAAGATGTAAATCCGAAACTATTTGAAGTAACATATTAGTATATTTATATAGCAATTATATTTATATATCAAGTTAAAAATATTTATTATAAAAAAAAGATATTATATATTAATATCTGTATTAATTTATTGAATAAACATAAAAATTGCATATATAATATTGCGAATAATGTTACTTAATATTGTAGTATTTGTTACTATTGGATTATGGTCTGGCTTAATTCTAGGATGCATTTATGCTGTATGTAAAGTATTATATAAAACATATTTAGAAAAATATTCAGTAGAAAATAATAAAAATGTAGAATTATTAGAAAGAACCTTAATAAGCAAACATATTGACTTTTCAGATTTAAATATTTTCCAATTAGAACAATATGAATCAAAGGCTAAACAAGAATTATATATTAAATTACTTAAAAATAGATTATATTCAAAATACTTTGTTAATGGAATGCGTGGCTTAATCGCTAACTTCTTTCCTAAACAATTCTATATTTTTAATGACTTGGAAGAAGAACTATCAACAGTTACTGATATGTGCTTAAATATGAATAGAACAGAATTATCATTAACTTTCTTCGATTTGTTATCTAAGATTAAGATTCCCGAAGAATTTAATGATGATAATTACGATAACTCATCAAGTGAATCGAACAAGTCGGGCAAGTCGAGTAAATCTAACAAGTCGAACAAGTCGGGTGAATCGAGTAAATCTGACAAGTCTAATGAATCAGATGGCTCTGATAGTTCTAATGATTCACATGGTTCAAATTCTAGTAATTGTGATTCTAAAGAATCTAGAAATTCGAATAAATCTAACCAGTCGAATAAATCTCATCATTCTAAACAATCGAATAAATCTAACCAATCGAATAAATCTAACCAGTCTGTGCATTCGAGTAAATCAAATGGTTCTGAACATTCAGGAAGTTCTGTTGATTTAGAAATCCATGATACATTAACAAAAAATTCTGATTTAGTAGCTGATGTATTATATGGTTTTATTTCATCATTTAGTGCTTCTTATAAATTAGAAAAAATTAAGCAATCTATTTTAGCATAAACGTTTAGCATAAACTGTTAGAATAAACTGTTAGGATAAACTGTTAGAATAAACGTTTAGCATAAACTGTTAGAATAAACGTTTAGCATAAACTGTTAGAATAAACTGTTAGGATAAACTGTTAGAATAAACTGTTAGGATAAACTGTTAGAATAAAAGTTTAGAATAAACATTTATAATAACTAAGTATAAACTTATTTTTTTTTTTGAAAAGTAATTTTTATTTATAAATAAAAGTATAGATTATAGATATAAAATATAGAAATTAAATATATATAAAAAATGGAATTAGAACTTATTGAGAAATTGAAGAATTGCACTATTGATAATACTAAGTTAATAACATATAATTTTACAAAGGCAAAGGTTCTGAAAGTTTATGATGGAGATACTTTTACTATTGCAGGATTTCACAATGGTGATTTCTGCAAGTTTAGTGTTAGATTATATGGCGTAAATTGTGAAGAAATTAAAGGAGGAACTGCAGAAACAAAAAAACTAGCACAAGATGCAAAAAAATTTGTTGAAGATATGATTTTGGATAAGATAGTAGATATTGATATTTTAAATAATAAAATTATAGATAATAAAAAAATGACAGAAAAATATGGTAGATTATTATGTAATGTTAAGATAGACAATAATGATCTGGCTATTTCTTTATTAAACGCAGGACTTGCAAAACCATATTTTGGCGGGCATAAATAAAATATCTTTTATGTTATATAAAATGGCTTCGTGTAGAGGAAAAGAAAATATAAGTTTGCCTAATTGTATTAAGAATAAAAGAAAAACTGACAATATTCTATTAATAGATGATAATATACCAGATACTGGTTGGACATTAAAAGATGGAAATTTAATATTTATGTTAGATAACAAACAACACATGGTTTGTAATGAAAGTTATACACATTTTCAATCTCCTAATATTATAAATGATAATGATAATATATGTCCTAAATTGTTATCTAATGGAGGAATCTTATATAGAAAAAAAGATTCACATGAGTTATGGTGGAAAACTAATTTTGTTAATTATAATTTGACTCCTAATATCAATTCTAATATTCCTGAAAGAATATATGACCAGAAAGTATCGGTAATAACTGATAATTTTGAATTTACAGGTAAGAAAACAGGAATAAAATATAGTATATATCCTATTGGAATAGATTTCTATGTAAATGATAAAAATATAATGAAAATTTATGATAGAGAAATTGAAAAAGGAATCAGTATTTCTGGAAAAATAAATATAACTCCTACAGATGATGAAATAATGAAATTTAATAATTATGGAATATTTAAAATTAATGATGTATTAAGAATAGGAACAAAACATTCTGGTATAGATATTAATCAAGATTTTGTTTCTATTTCTAATTTATCAACTAATATTTTATCAACTAATAGTTTAAAAATAGATAACGGAATTTTAGTTAAAAGAGATAATGACTTATATTGGGTAAGCGATAAAGAATATAAACTAAATTTGAATTTATCTGAATATCAAAATGCTCAAGATACCGGATTCAATAATAACATTGCTAAAAACCATGAGTGTAATTATAATATTACGGAGGTTACGGAACTCATCAATCAGAATACAACAGCAAAAATTAATGACATGCTTAATAGTCCTCAGTTTGATGGATTTGTTAAAGAAATTGTCGATAAAAAAATATATGATAATGAAGTTTTACATAAAAGTAACATGTCAGATTCTAATAGCAACGCTATTCCTAAATTAAAATTTAAAGCAGGATGTAATATAAAAAAAGGCGATATCTTATGTATTAATGATGAATTAGTTTATAAATCATTTGGAGGCAGAATAGATTATTTAAATTCCATAGAAAATGAATACAAGTTAATTTCAACTAATATGTTTTCTTCTAATGTGAATTCTATGAATTCTAATAATCCAAATACAAATTCTAATATTATTATATGTAATTCTTATTATTCAGAAACTGATATTTATAATACCATTACTATTTTTTCACAACTTGGGGAAAAGATAAATGAATATAATTATACTATATCCCATGATAACAATATTTTATTTAGTAAATTTATTCATTATGAAAATGAAACTGCATATTTATTGTATTATATAAAAGGGGAAACAAAACTTACTTTATGTAAAATAAGCGGAATTTTTGCATTTCCATTTGTTAGACAAATATTAGAAATAGAAATAAATAATGAATGCGAGTCTCTAGAAGCAGTATATGATAAAATTAATAATTTAATTATGATAGTAGGATATACATTAAATAATTTTGTTGTTGTATTAGTTAATAATGGCGATTTATTAGAAATAGGAACAATAGATAATAGTATATCTAATATTATTATTACAGAAAATAAAAAACTTAATATTCTTATTATTCCTGGTGGAACTGCTTTAATAAGTTATGGTTATTCAAAAACTATAATTATGTATGGAATGTATAATATGATTATAACATCAGGAGAAACTATTATGGATTATCAAAGCACAGATTGTATATCAATGTTATATAATAATAAAACAGGAATAATAACCACTGTCGATAAAACAATAAGTAATTATACATATATTCAGAATTTTGAATTATTCGGAACTTCTATTCATAAAATATCTAGTAAATTGTTAATAGATACGCCTGAGCCTTTAGCATGTTCTTATAATGATATTTATGATTGTTATTTATTATCTTATAAGCAACATTCAATATGTTATAAGTATATTTATATTAATGATAAAATAAATGTTGGTATTTCTTTTAATAGTATTGAGGCTTTACATGTTAATTTACTTAATTTCTATGATTGTTTTTTTATTTGCCTTCATTTTGCTAATAATACTCATATATATAAATTTATTAATCATTATAATGGAAACCCAATAGATTACATAGGAATTGCAGATAATAACGCAAACATTGGAGAAGAAGTCAATATAACAACTAAAGGAGAGAAATTTTACTATGAAACTTCTAATAATTGGATTGGTAAAAAAATATATTTATCAGATACATATCAAGATTATCCAAATAATTTAAGTATTAATAATGGAATATTAATAGGCATGTGTTTATGTAAAGGCGTTATTTATATCTATTGAAAAATTTCGATTCGCAAAATTTCGCTTCGCAAAATTTTTGATTTGTAAAAATTTTGGGTTAAATAGTTTTTTTAAAAAAAAATTTATAAATCAAAAATTTATAAAATATAATATATAATATAATATACGATATAAAATATGTTAGTTTCATTACTCGTTGTTTTAGTATTACTAATTCTGGTTTGGTATTTTTCTACGCCAGTTATTGTTTATAAGTTCTTTAGACCTGATTGTCCTCATTGTGTAAATTTACAGGAAAATTGGAGTGAATTAGAAACATACTTGGCATCAAAAAATATACGTGTAATTAATGTTAATAACAATTCAGAATACTCTAAAGATTTAGTTGCTAAATATGAAATTAAAGGAGTTCCTACAATTATTGCTGTTGGTAAATATGGTTCTAAAGTAGAATATGATGGTGATAGGTCTGTTGATGATTTAATTAAATGGGCTGATAGCTTATAAATATACTTTTATACTTTTTAAAAAAAAGTATTGCAAAAAATAATAAAAAAATAAACAAAAACTTTTTATATATTATTTTTTTTATTTCTATATATTTTATATTTTTACAATACACTTATTTTTTGCAATACTTTTCTTAAAAGTATAAAAGTATAAAAGTATAAAAAGTATTATCCTATTTGTAGTAATTCTACGGCATTATTTATTAAAATATGATGACTTGTTGAACTTGCATTCTTACCATTAACTAAATATTTTATTTTTAATGTTGCTGTAGAAGAGGATGGACTAAATAAAAATGCGTAATCTGTATTTATTACAACATTATTATTATTTATTGTATTTCTATATGTATCTATTGAACTTATAATAGTAGTGTTAGTTGTCATTTCTGTTATATTTACAATTGCTCTGTCAGTAGCTCCTAGAAACGATGTTCTTACCTTATATTTTCCTCGTGGTCTGGTTCCAAAATCTAATGTAATATAATTTCCATTTGCTGGAGTTTGTAGCTGTAATGAATAATAACCATCATTATTTAAGTTATATATTTGTAATGTTACACCAGAACCACTAGAATTAAACCCAGCCCATGGAGACGTTGTTCCAATAAGATTATATGATATTTGTTTTTCCATTCCTAGATATTGCCAAAATGTTCCATTGTAAAACATTGGTAGTTTTTCTGTGGAATCATATGCTAATTGACCAGTTATTGTAGATGATATTTGTGTAGATAATTGAGGAACTACAATATCTCTTCCTAATAAATGCCATCCTGTAGAAGCGCTAACACATATAGTAACATAACCATAATTAGAACTTAAATTTAAGTTTGCCGCGGATTTAGTAGCTCCTACAGATCCAACAGTTGTTGCAGATGGATAATATGTTACTCCGTCTAATTTTTCGTTTGGATTAGCTGATTTAAATCCTATAGGTGTTGTAGCCGTATTTCCTCCAATATCTTTTATAGTATAAATTTTAGTCATTGTTTTATACATTGTGCTATCAGGTAATACAATCCATATAGCAGCAGAATATGTAGCATTATTTATTAATATAATATCATCATCCATATTCATATTAATTACCAAGTTACCAGCACCAGTTGGTTTATATATTTGTGTATGTGCTCCAGGCATAGATGTTGCAGGAATTCCCCATGAATTTGCTGATGCATCAGTGGGTGTTTTATTTAAAGTAGTTAATGTTCCAGGTAATATATTATTTTGCACTCTTGGATTTCCTGTCATTATAATATCTGAAATAGCTAAATGTCCTGAATATGAAGCTCCTCCATATGTGGAATTTATGATTAAAAGATATGTATTAAATGCATTACTATTTGTTGCTGATATATCAAAATATTGATATATAACTGCTGTAAATGCAGGTGATGTATCATTATCTATCAGTAATGTCCAATCTGATATATTTGTAGATGAAGCTGTATTACCGCCATATAATTTATATTTATATGGAGATGTTGCTATCCATGAACCTCCACCTTCATTTCCATATATTCCGAAATATTCAAGTATAAATTTATCAGGAAAGCTAAATTTAAACCATATTCCTGAATATGAACCGAAATAATTAGTAGCTCCTGTATAATTATATGGAGAAGATGTAGAAAATAATATATTTGATGTATAAACATTTCTAACTACTCTATCAAACATAGTATATAAAAAAATACTATTATTATCGCTACATGTAGTTATAGTTACATCTCCATTACAATAATTATGTGTATAAGTTGTAGTATTTCCTGACATACCATATGGAGGAAATATACAATGCTTATTTGTATCATAACTATCAGTTGATGGATATGTTAATAAATTTGTTGTATGAATATTATTACTAACTGCTAATCCTCCTGTAATTGCAACTGTAGCTGAAGTTAATGATGATACATTTGTATTAGAAGTAATTAACATTCTTTCAACCATAGAATTATTAACATCATCATTATAATGTGTAAAAAATCTAACATTTGTTAAATGTCCAATACCAACAGTTTGATTCCAGCAATCCCATTGTATTAAATTTCTCCAAACATTTGTTTTATTTGTTGCTGGTTTTGCTCTTCCTTGAATAGCCATTCTTGTATAATAAGGACTTGTAGCATCTGCAATAGCATTAAAAGCTAAAGCTCCAGCATCTCCATTTGTTGTATATATAGATGGACTTGTATATGAACTACTGTTATATGTTGAATAAGTTGAATAAATAGATGTTGTTCCTATAACTGATGTAAATGATGGTGTTGTAGAACTAGTTAAAGAAACTATATTTTTTGAAGAATCTAAAGCCAATAATGTTGAAGCTGTTAATCCATTTAGATTTGTTGTTCCATATAAAGTATTACCTGATGTATTCCATAATAAACTTGCCGTTTGAACACCAAGTGTAGATAAACTTCCTAAAGCACCACCGAAATTTCCATATAAAACAGGTCCATTAATATTTAAACTAGCCCATAAATTACCAGAACCATGAAATTCAATCCCATGAAAAGCATCACCTCTAAAAT